AGCTTTGGTATTCGATCAACAGTTGATGTCCTTCGCCATGGGCAACGCCATCACCTTGGAAGATACAAACGGTAACCGGAAGCTTCTTAAGAAGCGAATGGAAGAGAAGATCGACAACGTGTCTGCCCTCATGGACGCATACGTTGCATACAAGGTGAACAAGGAGGCGCTTGAATGATAGTTGACGAACAGTCATATTTGATGCATTACGGAATTAAAGGACAAAAATGGGGAATCCGGAAACAACAAGCTACAGCTAGTGACAACTCGTCAAAACCAAAGAAACCTCCGCTCACTCGTGAACAAAAATTGAAGCGTGTCGAAATTGGTCTTAAGGTTATTGGTGGCGCGTTGGCAGTAGCATCGATATTGGCTAAAGCTCATGGTAATTCTAAAATTCGAGCCTCCAATGATCCTCTAAAAAATCCACAACTTCGTAAGGTTATTGACGATCAAAATCGAGTCAAACGATCTCGAGAATCAGAAAAGTGGCTTCGACAAAATGTCTTCGATAAGAAGATAAAAGTGAGTGATGTTCGTCCTCCTCCTGCTGCCAAGAAAAAAATCGCCGAGATGAGTCCGGACACGAAGAAATTTCTGGCCGATTTTTCCGCGAAACAGAATGTGATCAATACACATGCCAACTCTGATCTTAAAAGTTTGTATGAGAAGGGGCAAGTTCCACTTCATGCGCGAGAGTATTTAGACGCGTGGACCATACCTGAGATACAACTATAGGAGGTGATGCAGTTTGGCACTACTTGAACGCTTCCGAAACATGTGGAACGCATTCGTTAATCAACCTCCCGTTCAATCGTACGGATACGGCGGATCGTATGGTTCCCATCGTCAATCCGTCCGTTTCACTTACAATGATCGATCCGTTGTCTCATCCGTCTATACAAGGATCAGCATGGATGTTGCAGGTGTGCTTATCAAGCATATTCTGACAGATGAGAAGGGTCGATACAAAGAAGACGCAAAGAGCGATCTTAATTACTGTCTTACTGGTCAGACGAATATTGACCAGGCGCCAAAAGACTTCAGACAAGACATTTGCATGACGATGTTTGATAAATCGTGTGCAGCAATAGTTCCGATTCAATCCGAACGCGATCCATTAGGCGTGAGAATCGTTGACATCTCTGACATGCGTGTTGGAGAAATTTCACAGTTCTATCCACAACACATTCGAGTTAATGTGTGGAATGAGGCGATTGGTCAACGCCAAGAAATCACAGTGGAAAAGCGAATGACCGCGATTGTTTACAATCCGCTCGCAACTATTATGAACGAACCAAACTCTACCATGCAGAGATTGATTCGGAAATTGAGACTTCTGGACACTGTTGATGATGCAGCAAGTTCAGGAAAACTCGATCTTATTATTCAGCTGCCATACGTCGTTAAGTCTGAGACTAGAAAGAATCAGGCTGAAGACCGTAGACGAGCGATCGAGACCCAACTCACGGGGAGTACCTACGGTATTGCTTACGTAGATGCAACCGAGAAGATCACCCAACTCAATCGCCCTGCGGAGAATCAGCTTCTCGCTCAGGTGCAGTACTTGGTTGGAATGGTATATGGAGAACTCGGTGTTACTCCAGAAGTAATGAACGGTACAGCTGACGAAGCCACGATGATTAATTACTACGCGAGGACAGTCTACCCAATTGTGGAGGCTATCGTTCAAGCCATGCGTCGATCCTTCCTTGGAAGGACACGCATTGAAAACGGGGAAGAGATTCGTTTCTTCCGTAACCCGTTCATGTTTGTCACTTTGGAGAAAGCGGCAGAGGCTGGCGACAAGTTCCGACGTAACGAGATTATGACGTCGAACGAGATTCGCGACTGGATGCTTGGCCTTCCGCCAAACGATGCACCAGAAGCAGATAAGTTGTCTAACCCCAACATGCCGCAGCCAATCGAATTGTCCACATCCAACCGAAGATCAGGAGCCAAAGATTCTGAAAGGAACAGTCAAAATGGAAGCTGATTTCCATGGGTATGCGTCCAAAGCGGACGTGAAGTGCATTGATGGGGTGACAATTGTTCCGGGTGCGTTCCAGCATCAAGACAAGGAACAAGTTCCTCTCGTCTGGCAACACAGTCACAACACTCCAGCGAACGTCCTTGGCCATGCGATTCTGGAGAATCGCCCTGACGGGACTTATGCCTATTGCTTCTTCAACGAGAGCAAGGCAGCCAATGAAGCCAAAGAGCTTCTCAAGCATGGCGACATCAAGCAGATGTCGATTTGGGCGAATGAGCTCACAAAGCGAGCATCACGAGTGATTCATGGAATGATCTGTGAAGTCAGTCTGGTGCTGAAGGGCGCCAATCCAGGCGCAATGATCGACCCGATTTCTATTCGACATGGTGACATGGTCGAGGAGATCGAGGGCGAAGCAATCATCACCACGGGTCTCGAATTTGAATTGGCCCATGCCGCTGATGACGACTCCCAATCAAACAGTAATGATGAGATCCAACACGCTAGTGGCGACGATGAAATCGATGTTGAGGCCGTTTACAACAACTGGTCCGATGAAGATAAGGACGTCGTTCATTACATGATTGGTGCAGCCCTCGAGGCGCAAGCTGCTGCTCTTGCTGTAGAGCACAGCGCAATCCCCGTAATTCCAACAACCCCCGTAATTCCAACACCAACAGAGGAAGGTCAAGACACCGTGTCACACAACGTTTTCGAAGGTAAGCTGAAGGACAAGGACGGTAACTCCGCGACTCTCTCGCATGATGCGATGAAAGAGATCGTGAAGAACGCTCAGCGTCCCGGCGAAACATTCCAGTCCGCGCTCAAGGTCTGGGCGGAAGAGCACCTGGAGCATGGCATTACTGACATCGAGACGTTGTTCCCGGATGCGGTCGCCATCGACGGTGCAACTCCCGAATGGTATAAGCGCGATACCGAGTGGGTCGCCCCGTTCCTGAGCTCGGTTCGCAAGAGCCCGTTCGCTCGGGTCAAGACTCACTGGGCGGACCTGACATTCGAAGAGGCTCGTGCCAAGGGGTACATCAAGGGAACTCTGAAGAAGGAACAGTTCTTCAAGGTTTCTCGGCGTATCACGACTCCGAAGACTGTCTACAAGAAGCAGAAGCTCGATCGTGACGATATTCTCGATGTTGATGAGTTCGATCTCGTTGCTTGGCTCAAGCCCGAGATGCGATTCATGCTCGAAGAGGAAATCGCTCGTGCAGCTCTGATCGGTGATGGTCGCGATGCCGACGATGAAGACAAGATTGATGAAGAGCATATTCGTCCGATCCTTTCGGATGATGACTTCTTCACCACAACTGTCTACACCAGCGTCGACTTCTCGAGCGCCGCCAACCTCCGTGCTGACCTGTTGGAAACGATTAACAATCTGATCCTCAACCGGTACAAGTACAAGGGTAGCGGTACGCCGAATGCCTACATGTCGGAGCTCTGGATTGGTCGATTCCTGACGATTCGTAACGGCACGACTGATGAGCGTATGTTCAAGTCGCTCAATGATTTGGCAACCGAAATGCGTGTTGCTAACATCATTCCGGTCGAAGTCATGAGCGATGTTCCGGATGTTGTGGCGATTCTCGTCAATCCTCGCGACTATGTGATGGGTGCCACTCGTGGCGGTCAAATCACGACGTTCGAGGACTTCGATATCGACTACAACCAGAACAAGTATCTGATCGAGACCCGTTTGTGCGGCGCTCTGACCAAGCCGAAGTCGGCACTGGTTCTGCGTGCACCGGGTTCGAGCGCGACTCTTGTTAGCCCGGCCGTTCCGACGTTCGATCCGGAAACCGGTGAACTCACGATCACCGACACCACTGGTGTGGTCTACAAGCATGGTGCAACCACAATCAACGCCGCTGGTTCGCCCTACACGGTTGATCCTGGTGATACTTGGACGGTCACGGCCACGCCGTCTTCGTCTAGCTACTACTTCGCCACCAGCGACGACGACGAGTGGGATTTCACGGCTGACAACTGACCGAAGAAGGAGTGATCATGAAATTCCGTGGCAATGTCGGTTATACCGCAGATCAGGTAGAGACAGCGCCAGGTGTCTGGGACGATCAGATCGTGGAATTTCCATATTCCGGCGATGTGAAACGGAATACCAGAAAACTGGAATCAGGCGAATCGGCGAACGTGAATGTGATCGTAAACAACACGATCGAAATCATGTGCGATCAATACGCCATTGATCACTTCTTCAATATTCGGTACGTAGTGTGGGAGGGGGTGCGTTGGACAGTGACTAACGTCGAAGTTCAGCGCCCCCGTCTCATCCTCAGTCTGGGGAGTGTGTACAATGGGCCAACGGGCTGACTTCCAACAAATCCTGGAAGACATTCTTGGCACTAACAAGGTGTACTTCAAACCTCCCACCGATCCACTCGATTATTCGTCGCCAATAATCATGTACAAACGTGATTGGGCTAAGTCCATATTTGCGACGAATAGGGCGTATAGACATGTCCTACGTTATCAGGTTACGTTGATCAGTCGCGATGTGGATACCGACAGTATCCGGGAAGCGCTTATTCTTCTACCAATGAGTACGTACGACAGGTTTTTTACAACCGACAACCTGCACCACGATGTTTTCAAAATCTTCTTCTAGAAAGGAAGAAACCACACTATGACTGCACTCCATTGGGATGGCACTGGCGAAAAGGTCTTTGAGACCGGAGTAGACCACGGTGTCCTTTATATTCCGGACGAGGACGGTGAGTACGTCAACGGTGTTGCCTGGAATGGTCTTGTGACCGTGACCCAGTCTCCAACCGGTGCCGAATCCAACAAGACATACGCCGACAACATCGTCTATGGAAACTTGATTTCCGTGGAAGAGTTCGAGGCCACCCTCGAGGCGTACACGTGTCCCGCAGAGTTCTACGAATTCGACGGTATGACAACGGTCGCCACTGGGGTTCGTGTTGGGCAACAGCTGCGTAGGCCGTTTGGCCTGTCGTGGCGTACGCTCATCGGCAACGATGTACTCGGTACGACGTACGGCTACAAGATCCATCTCGGTTACGGTCTCACTGCGAGCCCGTCTGAGAAGGCTCATAGCACCGTCAACGACTCGCCGGAGATGACCAACTTCAGTTGGGATCTGACCTCAGTGCCGACTTCGTTCCTCGATTATCCGGATCTGAAGCCGACTTCCGTGCTTGAGATCGATTCCACCACGGTCGATCCGACCGCTCTGGCGGCACTCGAGCTCATTCTGTACGGCACCACCGGCGTTGATCCAAGACTCCCAACCGTCGATGAAGTGGCCAACCTGTTCGCAGGTACTGCCACTGCAACCAACATTACCGTGGTTGCCGCTGTGGACGCGGTTGCCATCGGTGGTACTACAACCAACGTGTTGTTTACCATCCGTCATTGGACTGGTTCGGCATGGGTCGTTGACGGTGCAGATCTCACCGAAGCTGCTGCCGAAGCGTTGGTTCTCGTTACCGGTACTGTTTACGAAGTTACTTTGTCGGCAGCCGCAAACTTCTACATCCCAGCGGCTCAGACGCAACTATTCTACGTCGTTCCGACCTGATTTGCAGGAGGCCAGAGAATGCTCACTATTACTATTCCAGGAAAGGAATTATTCGACGAAGCTACCAGTCACTTCATTACGACTGAAGGAACTACGATCGAACTCGAGCATTCTCTGGCCGCACTGTCAAAATGGGAGTCAAAACACGAAAAACCTTTCTTGTCTGGAAAGGAAAAAACTTCCGATGAGTTTTGGGATTACATTCTATTCATGGTAATTACCCCGGGGGTAAATTCCGAAATACTTTCCAGAATGTCGAAAGTCAATTTTGATTCAATCAACGATTACGTCAACTCAAAAGAAACTGCCACAACTTTCAGTCTTCTTCCACAACGCAAGGGACGTTCTGAGATAGTAACTGCAGAAGTGATTTATCACTGGATGGTTGCTTACAACATTCCAGAATCGTGGGAGCATCGACATCTCAATCAGTTGTTTACAATGATTCGAGTATGCAACGCCAAGAATCCTAACAACAAGCAGAACAAATTATCTGCGTCTGAACGTTCAGCACAGATGCGAGAGTTGAATGCACAACGACTCAAGGAACACAACACGACTGGATAGGTAAATCATGACAACTCTAGTTTGGGATGCTCCGGGTCAAAAAGTTCTTGAGACCGGATTGGATCGTGGGGTACTATACCTCTCCGATGGTCGAGCTGTTCCGTGGAATGGTCTTACCAGTGTTGATCCAAAGCCGGTTGGTTTCACCACTCAACCATTGTACTTTGAAGGCATCAAGTACAATGAGATTGTCACCGTTGGTGATTGGAGTGCCTCTCTAAAGGCGTACACCTACCCTGAAGAATTCATGGAAGTCGAGGGTGTGGTTGCTATTGATAATGGTTTGTACGTTGCAGGTCAAGATTTCGAATTGTTCGGGTTGTCTTACCGAACATTGATCTCAACTGATCTAAATCCATCAGCTGGATACAAGATCCACATTCTCACAAATCTTACTGCCATTCCTGGGAATAGTAGTAATAAGACAACTGCTCAATCTCCGAATGCAGTGGAATTTGAGTGGACAATCACCGCTATCCCACAGCAGATTGATGGTTTTCGTCCAACAGCAGAGCTTATATTTGACACGACGAAGTCGATACCTGAATTTATTGCCGAATTTGAGGCGATCCTTTATGGTAGTGACAGTACTTCGGCACGACTTCCATATTTGGAAGAACTAGTCAACTTCGCAGACGCTTGGAGTTAACATGAGCATGAGTATCAGCAGTTCGGGGTCGTTCAAGAACCTGGACGGCTGGTTCGCTCGTATGCGAAGGATGCATCGCATAAATGAAGCTTTAGAAAAGTGGGGAGTCAGAGGAGTTGACGCACTGTCTAACGCAACTCCTGAAGATACTGGGGAAACTGCCAAATCATGGCGTTATCGAATTCGAGTAGACAGAGTCGGCTATACCATTGAATGGTACAACACCAACATCGTAAATGGTAAACCGATCGCCATTCTTATTCAGTATGGACATGCCACTGGAACAGGTGGTTATGTGGTCGGTAGAGATTACATCAATCCTGCTATGCGACCTATATTTGATGAGATGGCTGATGAACTGTGGAAAGAGGTGACTAAATGAGTAGCGTTGACAACAGAGCCGTTCACATGACCTTCGATAACGCGTCTTTTGAGAAGAATCTCGCCGAGACGATGAAGAGCATGGATACGCTCAAGAAGAGTCTTGATTTCACCAATGCGAAGAAGGGGTTCGCCGATCTCGACTCTGCATCCAGAGGCTTCAATCTCAATCATTTGTCAGCGAGTCTCGACGGAGTTAGTGGGAAGTTCATTGCGCTTGGTACTATTGCAATTACCACGTTGTCGAACATCGTCAACAGAGCGGTAGATGCCGGAATCAATGTTGCCAAATCTTTGACCATTGCTCCAATTTCCGAAGGTTTCTCGGATTACAATGCCAAATTGACATCGGTGCAAACGATTACAAACGCAACTGGCGAAACAGCAGAAGTTGTTAATGGTTTCTTCAAAGAACTCGATACATACGCTGATAAGACGGTCTTCAATCTCAGCGATATGACAAGTGCTCTTTCCAAGTTCACCAATGCTGGTGTTAGCTTGGATGTTGCAGTACCAGCGATCAAGGGTATCGCCAATATGACCGCTCTGGCGGGTCAGGGTGCCGGCGAAGCCGCAATCGCAATGTACAACCTTTCGCAGTCGTTGGCTGGTGGATTCCTCACCACAACTGACTACAAGTCACTGAATCTGGCCAATGTGGCTACGAAACAGTGGAAAGATTACATGATTGAGGCTGCTATTGCAGCAGGTACTCTTCGCCGTACTGGTGACGACGCGTTCGAGGTCCTTATTGATGGTAGTAATACGGCAGCCAATACTGGTCAGCTCTTCAACAACGAATTGTCGCGAGGATGGGCAACCGCTGATATTCTGATCGACGTACTTGGTGACTACGGCGATGTCACCACCGAAATCGGTAAGAAAGCGCAATCAGCAGCACAGGACGTCAAGTCTTTGCCGATGATGTTTGACACGCTCAAGGCGTCTGTCGGTACTGGCTGGACCGATACGTTCGAAATTGTTCTTGGTAATCTGGAAGAATCCAAAGCGCTGTTTACAGATTTGACCACATCAGTAAGTGGATTTCTGGAACAAGGCGCCACAGCTCGCAATGAATTGCTTCAGGGTTGGAAGGATCTTGGTGGTCGCACCAAGTTGATTGAAGGCATCAAGGATGCATTTGGTGCACTTCATAACATACTAAAAACGATTAGTATTCAATTCGGACGTTTCTTCGGAACGTTGGATTCGAAGTCTCTATATGATATCACCGCTGGATTTGCTAGTCTCATGGATCGTATCCGAAATTCGGATGATCTATTAGATCGACTGGGTGTCGTGTTTGGTGGTATATTTGCTGGGCTCAAGATTGGAGTCGAGGTTGTCAAGGGTCTAGTTGGGGTGTTTACCGATCTGTTTAACCATTTTGGTGGTGGAGCAGGTGGTCAAAAGGCGCTCGACTTCATCGATCGTATAGCATTAGGCATGATCACTCTTCACAATACTCTTGTGGAGGGCGGAGGTCTAGACGCTATATTTGCTGCAATCACGGACAAGTTGATTGCATTTGGCGAAGCGTTGAAGCATCCAGGAGAACTTCTTGACACGATCAAAGAAGCTATCAGTGGATTCTTTAAGGGGATTGACTTTGGTAGCTTCACTGGAATCATTGAAGCGATTGATCGAGTTAAGACTTATATTCTCGATCTATTGGATCTCGAGAACCTCAACTTCGATTTCGGTTTTGATTTTGAAATTCCAGAAGGCCTAATTAAGTTCTTTGACAACCTATTTGGAAATGTTGATGATACAACCAGCAATTCGATTGAAATTTCTGGTGGACTTGATCGAATCAGCAATGCTCTCTCGTTCCTTTGGGACATAGTCAAGGGGATTGGCGATGGTATCGGCGCGTTCTTCGATATTTTAGGAGACATTGGCAGCTGGGTTGCAGGGGTTGGAGGTAACGTCCTTGACTTCTTCGAGAATCTCGGACCCAACCTCCAGAAAGCGATCATGTCGGAGGAATTCGACAAGGTCCTCGAGTTCATGCAATCACTTGGCATTCTACTCGGTGGTGCTGGAGTAGGTAAGATAGCCAAGGATGGTCTGTCGATCAATGCAGATCTTTCTGGGGGTCTTCTCTCCGAGCTTGCTAAGGCATTCAAAAAGGGTGGTTTGATTGACGTCGCTAAGAAGAATCTTGAAGGCTTGACTGGCGTACTGGATTCGATGCAGACTGCTATCAAGGCGGGCGCTCTGTTGAAGATTGCCCAAGCAGTTGCACTTTTGACGGCGTCCGTTGTGGTGTTGTCATTTGTTGACCCAGACGCCCTGGCAAAAGCATTGACAGCAATGAGTGTTGGCTTTGGCCAGTTGCTCGGAGCATTCGCCATCCTCAATACTATTGCGACTGGACCGAGGGGAGCAGTGAACTTCGCTGCCGTTTCGACTGGTCTGATTGCACTTTCAACAGCGATTCTTATTCTGTCAGGTGCAATGGTCGTACTCTCTACGTTGTCATGGGAAGAAATCGGAAAGGGTCTTACAGGACTCGCCGGTGCTCTCGTGATTCTGGTTGGCGCTACGAAGTTGATCAGTGGTGGTGGAGGCCTAAGTCTCATTGCCACAGGTGTTGGTCTTTCTGCAATTGCCATTTCCATGAGCATCTTGGCTGGAGCAGTGAAACTGTTCTCATTGATGTCCTGGGAAGAAATCGGAAAGGGATTGGCTACAATAGCCGGCGCTCTTCTGATCATGGCCGGAACACTACAGTTGATGCCTGCCACAACAATTCTAATTGGGCCAGGACTACTCGCAGTTGCGTTTGCTCTCGTTGAACTGGGTGCAGCGTTGCTTATATTTGCGACGATGTCCTGGGAGGAAATTGGTAAGGGAATGGCGGTGCTTGCCGGTGGTCTATTGATCATTGCTGCTGCCATGAACCTGATGCCAGTTTCAACAATTCTGTCCGGGCCAGGTCTTGTTGCAATCGCCACGGGTCTCGTGATCCTTGGCAAAGCACTCAAGGTTTTCGGATCGATGTCATGGGAAGAAATTGGCAAGGCGATGACCGTCTTGGCCGGTTCACTTCTTATTCTTGCCGGTGCCATGGCACTCATGCAGGGTGGAATTCCAGGAGCAATTGCTGTCGGAGTAATGGCAGCGTCGTTGCTGATTCTCAACAAGGCACTGAAAGAATTCGCCAAGTTGAGTTGGAAGGAACTCGGTAAGGGTTTGGCAGCAATTGCAGCATCGCTTGGTACGCTTGGTCTTGTTGCACTTGTGCTTGGTCCGGTGATTGGAAATATATTCTTGCTTGGAATTGCACTTCTGGCACTCGGTGCCGGCTTCGCTCTGATCGGCGTAGGTGCGAGTCTCTTGGCAGAAGCATTCCAAATCATTGCTGCCGCAGGTACTGCCGGTATCGATGTGTTGATGTATGCGATTGATCAATTGTTGTTGCGTCTCCCCGAGATGGCTCAGCAGTTCGCTACGTCAATTCTCGATATGGTGGATATTCTTCTCACCGCTGCACCTGGATTGATCGAGAAACTTGGTGCAGTGATTGGAGAATTGCTGCAACTTATCGCAGACAACGCAGATGAATTCGGAGTTGCTGCTACAGCGTGGATTCTTTCCATGCTCAAGGTGATTCGTGATTCGTCTCCAGATTTCATCGAGACTGCGTTCCAATTGATAATGGATTTCCTACATGGTCTTGAACGAAATGCTCAGCAATATGCTGCGGCAGGACTGGGGATCATCACGGAACTGATAAAGGGATTGACACAGGGAATTCCAAACTTTGTCGATGCCGCTGTCGAATTGATCGCGACATTCCTGCTAGAGCTCGCAGCTCACGCTGGAGAACTAGTCACTGCTGGTTTGGCGCTTCTATTGTCATTGTTGGATGGTATTACCGATAACCTCGATGAAATCGAAGATTCTGTTGCTGAATTGATTGGGCGTCTCATTCAAGAGATTGCCAATCTTGCTGGTGATATTGTCGACGCTGGCATCGATGCTTTGATCAGTTTCGTTAAGGGACTGGCAGAGGATATTCCTGAAATTGCTAGGAATGTTGGTATCATGGTGACTAATATCATCGATGCTCTTGCTGATGAATTCGTAGCTGCGGTCGATAGAACTGCGCGAATCATTATCGACTTCCTCAATGATCTTGCGGAGGTTATTCGTAAGAATGATGACGACTTGTCCGACGCATTTGCAAATCTGGGTGCTGCCATTATCGAGGGTATCATCGTTGGTTTGGTTGCAGCTTATCCAAAACTAGCAAAGAAAATCGGCAGTTTGATGGCAGATGCGGTCAAAGAGGCTGGAAAGCCGTGGGAATGGTTCTCACCTTCTCACGTTATGATGCGCATGGGCAACGATATTATCGAGGGTCTCATCGTCGGACTTGATGGAAATGCCAATAATTTGAATCACAAGTTGATTCGAATTGGTGATAGCGCAGTTAGCACATTCCAGAACGCTCTCGACATTGCATCTAATTCTCTACAAGAGACTAGCAACTTCAATCCTACAATCACGCCAGTTCTTGATCTCAGTGGAGTACAAGCAACTGCTACAGGGATTCAAGGCATGCTTGGCACTAAGCCGTTCACCACGGATGTGTCGTATCAGCAAGCGAATCAACTGTTGGCTGAGACATCACAGACCGATAATGGGCAAGACAAGGAAGAGAACGTTCGTTCGATCACATTCATTCAGACGAATCATTCGCCAGAGTCACTTAACGTGGCTCGAATCTACAAGAATACCAACGGCCAGATTGAGCGAGCGAAACGAGAATTGGAGAAGCTGTGAAGACAACCGAAATTGGTTTTTGGTCTAACGACTCCGAAGTAATTCGATTCAATCTAATCGGTCCAGACGTCCAGAACCCGTATACGATCAAAAGTATTACGGGTTTGGACGCTGATGAAATCGTGCCGCAGTACTACTCGTCGGGTTTGGTGTCAGGGAACAAGTTTAACGAACTGGCACTAAGCCCACGAGAAATTACTGTACGCATCGATATGAAGCCGAACTATCGAGCCAACCAACATCCGGCAGATTTGCGTGGAAAGATACTCAAGGCGATTGCTTCGTCTCGTACAGGAACTGTGCAGATGCGGTTCTATGATGGTGGAATTTGTTGGGGTGCGATCACAGGCTTCATTACGAAGTTTGAAAACCCAGTAACGACTCGAGATACCGAAGTTCAATTTACTATACGGTGTCCTGATCCGATTCTTCGATCACTCACAATTACTTCTCAAATTGTAAGTGAGTTGGACCTTGATTATCCAATACTAACCGACCCAGTCTCCACTTCTCCTCACGGATTCAAATTAAAACTAACATTTACTGGATCCGTAAATCCGTTCATTATTCAAGATGATGAATTGGATTGGCTGTTCAAGATCAATTATGCGTTTCTCTCTGGCGATGAGTTGTATTTCTCCAGTGAGTTTGGTGATAAGTATCTCTATCGTGTTCGCAGCGCAGTAACTTTGAATCTAATGGATGTGTTGGATCCAGATTCTATCTGGCCGATGCTGTTCCCTGGAGAAAACACGTTCAATGTGAACACGACGTCGTTCAATTGGAACGATGTATATTGGTACGAGACGCATTGGGGGATCTAAATGGATTTCTTCAAGTTCATTCCAGGAGCCGATCCTAGTTATTTAACTGATGGTGAAGCCATCAATGGAATCAAGAAAGCAATGTGGGCAGAACGCTATAGAGATCTTGGGGAATTTGAATTCAGAGCCCCGGAAAGTTCTCTTTTGAATCTAAATCTTCCAGTCGGTACGATCGTGTCTCACGTGGCCTCACAGGAGCCAATGATGGTCACTCGAATCGAACTTGACGATGAAGTCAAGGATTCTGAGAACGAATGGGTAATTGCCGGCAATAGTCTTGAATCGTATTTCAAGCATCGTGTCATTGGTGATGACATTGAATCGACCATCTTTCTTGGGGAACGTTCATATTCAACCATGGATGTGTACACATTGGCGTTCGATACATCCTGGGCGCAAACAGTACAAATGATCAAAGATCATCTTACTGACACGTTCAACATTCCGGATGATGAAGTTGCTGGATGGGACATTATCTCTAATGAGCAACATACAGTGACTAGCCCAATCACTGAAGCACGTACGATCAGACCGCAAACGTTATATTCTGCAGTACAAGAACTTCTGGCAATTGACGATTTCGGTATTAAGGTAGTTCGACCAAACGCAGGAAATGTGGATCCAACCAAAACCGAGTTCAGGATTCATAACGGATTGGACTTGCGCAATAGCGTCATATTCTCTCATGCTTTCGGAGATCTAGAAAAGACCAGATATTTCTGGAGCGAAGAAGCATTGAAGACCGAATACTACTGCGTCTCGACCTATTACAGATTGCGTAGTGATGATGGACCAGCAGGTTTTCCAAGACGAGTAGTGTTAGTGGATTGCACCGACATGGATGGTCACTTGGACGATGTTGAAGCTGTCGATGGTCCGACTGTTGCAACTCTCACCCATCTGATGGATATTCGAGGACAACAAGCATTACGTGCTTGGAATGCAGCCGACATTATCACCACCAATATCTCTAGAACAACACAACACAAGTATCGAACAGATTACAATGTTGGGGATATTGTGTCGGTTAGAGCTAACTACGGTGCAGAAGCAGTTAAGAGAGTTATCGAATACGTTGAATTTCAGGACGAAAACGGTGAAAGTGGGTATCCAACTTTATCGATCGAAGGCGGTTTCGCCCCATATATTGCTCCACGTAACTAAGGAAGAGGTGAGTATTTGGTGGGCCCTTTACCTGTTGCTGCACTTGGAGCGTTAGGGGTAATAGTAACAGCAATTATCACTCTAATAGGAGTTAAACTCAAGCTTTCTGGACGTATTGATACAACGGAAGCAAATGTACTCTGGTCTGCTACTGAATCGTTACGTCAAGATCTCGCCGAACAACTCAGAGAACGAGAAGCTGTAATAATTCGACAAACTGCTCGAATGCTTGCTTGTGAACAAAAACTTAATCGGCTAAGAGAAGAGTGTCAAGAAGTGAAGAACAAACTTTTCATATCTGAGAAACGTCGAGAACGGACTGAAGAAAGACTTCATAAAGCAGAAGAGAAAATCAAGGAACTAAAGGGAGGTGATTATGGCGAACAGCGAAAATCTGATTGAGAGGTCTCAAGACTTCGATCGAGAAGCACAACAAATTCGTAATGCTAATAGAAAACCAGAAATCATCGTCTATATTCTTTTGATTTTGGTAATCATCGGAGGATTAATAACTTTATTTTTCGTACTCAAGGTCAACGATACATCCAACGATAGAGCAGCAGATGTTGATATTTTGGCAGGAGACGTACAAACATTACAAGACCAGTTGAGAGCTCTTGGTGAAACTCCTGATTTATCGCCAGAGGGTCAACAAGTGATTGCGGAACGTGGAGAAAAAGGTGATACTGGTCCACAAGGAGTTTCAGGTCCTCAAGGTCCTCAAGGAGTCTCAGGTCCTCAAGGAGCTACTGGGGAAACCGGAGCGATAGGTAGTCGTGGTCCACAGGGTGAAACTGGATCTACCGGTGAAACAGGCCTAACAGGCCCACAAGGCGCTCAGGGTCCGATTGGACCCCCAGGACCCACAGGTCCTAGAGGTGCTACTGGGGAAACTGGCGAAACCGGTGCTATTGGACCTATCGGATCCCCAGGCCCAGCTGGTGCTGATGGTATAGATGGTTCAGAAGGACCTCAGGGAGAAACAGGACCAGCAGGACCAACTGGGCCTCAAGGTGAACCCGGAATAGTTGCTTCCTTTACATTCACTCTCAACAACAGAACATTCAATTGTACACCAACCGCAAATCCAAGTGTTTTGGAATGCGTCCAACTGTAAAGGAACTACATGACCGGATTTACTCTACCAACAAAGGTATACAACTTCATCAAGTATTTGGTGTTGATTTTTATGCCAAGCTTAACCACGTTGTACGTACTATTGGCTACTCAATGGGGTTGGGACAACATCACCAAGATTTCTACGTCATTGACAGCAGTCACAGCATTCCTCGGCGGCTTGGTTGGTATTGCATCAAAGAACTACAACAATAGCGACGAGAGATTTTTCGGCGAGATTCACGTTTCTGGCGATGACGAAGGCGCACAGATCAGCCATCAGGTCTTTAACGAGGATCCGAACGGAAAGACTATCGCTGACAAGAAAGAGGTCACCTTCAAGGTAGTCCATTCGTAGTCGCATTACAAACATCGCTTGTAATGAAAGACTACCGAAAGGATATTCATGTTTGGATGGCGAAAGAACGATCCAGCACTTGAAGAAGCCATTACGGAATGTCTCGCAGAAATGAAAGGATGCAACGCAGACTCAGAAGAGTACAAGTTGCTGTTAGAGAGTTTGGAGCGACTTCACGCGCTTAGGCCAGAAAAGGGGCAGAAGAGTGTGAGTCGTGACACGCTTGCGACAGTTATGGGTAACTTGCTGGGGATACTGATCATCGTTTCGTACGAGCGGGGCCATGTGATGGTTTCAAAGGCGAAGGATTACGTCATGAGACCGCATTAACAACGTATCCACACGTGGTGTGAGAAGCGTGGGAGTCGTGTACAGTTCGAAAGTACATGGCTTCTACGCTTTCGCATTGAATACATCTATTATCATTTTTCTATTGCCGAAAATCCCCGGGGGGAAGGTTCCAAAAAAAGCTCGCATCATAAACATCGATTGTAATGAGAGGACATCGTGAGATGTGAGGAGTTCGAGCATGGACGAGCAGAACCCAACACCCATCCTCTTAT